ATGAAGGCCTTCACGGTATGAGCCAGGAGGAAATCGCGCACTGCGTTTACCTCTGTCTCAGTGCCGGTATGTTTCATCAGCACCTGGATCGCGGTGGAGTTGATACCGTTCTCGGCCACCTGCTCATAGCCATCGCCAAACTGCGCAGCACGCACCGTCTGGCTGTATTCAACAGGGCCAGCGCCGAGCTGCGAGAGCCATCTGTAGGTCTCAACTGCCATATTTGCTCCATAAAAAAACCCAGCCGGAGCCGGGATCGATAGATAAAAAATAATTCCAGACTACATCCGTACAGTAAATAAGGTATCGTTACAGAACGCAGCAGTTAATCTTAAAAGAAAGTTTACATGTTCAAATAATGCCCTTGTAATAATTACCCCAGACATCATTACTAGGAATCATCAATGGATAAATACAATCGAACTGCTCAGCACGAACTATTACAGGAACTTTATAACCGAGCACCTTATGGGATCACGCAAGAGCGAAAGGCTCATTATTTGCAGTCCTTTGGAAACTTAGATAACTTGGTGGCGAATCTCTTTTATCTGTATGAACACGAACTGCTTGAATGTCTTTTCCTAAAAGATCTGTCAGGTAAAATTTCAGTTCAACTAGAAAGCTTGAAAATTACCAGTAAAGGTATTGATTTCATAAGAGATGACGGCGGTTTGGGTTCCATACTTAACGTGCATACTATCAAGTTCCACCGTGACGCTGTCATAGTGCTGGAAGACCTTATTGCCATATCTAATCTAAACGATACTGATAAGGAAAAAGCGAAATCAGCTTTAGGCGGTCTATCAACAGAAGCCCTGAAAACGCTCGTTCAAACAGTCACGACTGCTGGTTTGGGCATGCTTATAAAATAACAGGCATCCGCCAAAGAGCGGCTCAGCACCATCGCTTCATATTTGCTTCGAGGAACGAATGAACCGGGTTTGGCTTATCGTGTTGATTGTCACAATTTGCGCTGGTTTGGCGCAGGATTACATAATTGAAAAAGCAGCTGATCGCATTACTACAATTAGACAGTCATGTGTGATTGGGCATGGTTGCCAGAACATGTAGCCCACCTGAGTGGGCTGTAATGAAAGCCCTGGGCGGGGCTTGGCATCAAAAGATCAGCATAATCACATATTTTTGTAGTAACTCACCTTCGCATTGAAATCCTGTTTGGCAAGAGGTGTTTGGCTGGTCACATATGATTCCCACGAACTGTAGGCATCGATAAGCGCATGCTTTTCATCAGCACCTGCAGTGGCTGACTTCATCGCCTCAAACACTCCTGAGGCATACTCCTTACGTTTGTCTTTTCTTTTGACACCGCATGTAGCTATTGCATCGGCAACAGAATCATTCCACCCAACCATTTGAAGGATTTCTATCCGCTTTTGAATTACGAACTGATCCGCAGATGCGTTACGTGCCTGAGTTGAAAGATACTCAGCAAAT